AGGATAAACAGCAAACTTACGTTTAGCTTCGGCTTTTACTCTTGCGTAAAGTGCTTTATTAACAGGTACATTCATGTCTCTTCTTTCCTCCCTTTTTCTTCTTCTTTTTCTTTTTTGTTGTTGACATTCCGTAGGCCATAAGCAAAAAGGGTATCTTAGTATATTCTAAACGAAGTTTGGCCTAGTGTCTCTGGCTTCGCTAAGTTAAATTGTTGCAGACAAAGATAACCAAAAGCATCAAACGCATGATCTACACCCAAATTTTTATTAGGTAAACCAGTATTAGGTGCATAAGTTAAAGTCCTCAATGCTTTTATCAATTCTTTACAACGAGGGTGTATAAGCGTCCTCCTATCGCCATTAGCGTCAAACAGGGCAGTATTAACAGCAGTAATTTTATCTCTTATCTTCCAGGGGCTTCTAGGACTCATAACAGTAAAACCAGATCTCCTAAGTATCGTATGATCCGTTACACCCACACCACTGGTCTTTCTTGCACTTCCAGTAGGGTCTGGACAAGCAATAATTCTACGATCAACTCCATATCTCCTAGTAACCTCCTCCGCAAAATCCCATGTGGTAGCACCTCCTGTAAGCATGATCTCATCAAAAACATACAAAGTATCGTTATGTTTCACAGCACAGATTCCTGCCATAGGGTCAACGTTAAAATCTAACCCGATTAACAAGGGAAGCATTGATAAGTCTTTTGATTCCTTGTCAATATTCTCATCAGCAAAACTAACAGCAACCAATCCAGTAAGATTTTCAAAACTAGCTTCAAATTCCTGTCTGAATGTCCTCGCATCTAATTGACTCCTTGCAGCTTCAACCTCCTCTTTCGCTACATTACCCCCCTCTATCGTAGTAAAACTCCATCTCTGCCAGTCATCCCACTCCTGTTCACCACAAAAGCACCACATATCATAAAACCAACTCGCAGTTCCATCAGGTGTTGATATGAAAAGTGCCCATCCCTGTTTATCAGCCAAAGCAGGTCTTATAACTTCAGCCCATACATCTCTATCCATAAAAGCAGCCTCATCCAATACAACACCAGCTAAACTTCTACCTCTCAATGCCATAGCATTTTCAGTACCCTTCAACTCAATACTCGATCCATTAATTAAATCCAACCTTAAATCAGTTTCATTCTTCGCTTTTACCCAGACCTTCGGCACTAACCTCTTTAATTCCTTCCACGCAATGTCCTTTGCCATCCGATAAGTTGGTGCACAATAAAAATAAACTTCTCCTGGTCGATTTATAGCTCCTCTAAGTAGTTCAATACAAGAAAGGTATGATTTACCAAACCTTCTACCAGCTACCAGCACCCTAAACCTCTTATCACTATTAAATACTTCACCCTGGGCATATCTCAAACTTATCTCATTCCTCTTTTTTCCACTCACAACCATAAATTTAACAAAAAATACAACTCATACCCCTCCTTTATAGCCTATTTCAACACTTTTAAGTTATCATTCAACTAAATACTACTAAAAATCAAGTCCGTGACTGATTCAATCCTACCCTCAAATATAATCCCACCCATAGCTCAATCTAAAAAAAGAGGTACCCCTCGTTTCGTAGCTCGCTCCACAGCAGAAAAAGTTCAAGAACGTGCTCAACGACTCTATTCCCGCCAGCTAAAAGGACTAACAACTCGCCAACTAGTAATAGAACATTCAAAAATAGAACAAATATCCATAACAACAGCTTGGGAAGATTGGGGTCGTGTTAAAGTCTGGAACAACGAAGACTGGGATAAAGATAGAGAATCTATGCTCCCACGTCTACAAGCTATGAGAGTACGTCTATTCAACCAAGCAGTATCTAAAGGTCAATTACAAACAGCAGCACAAATCCTGGACTCTCTAGGCAAAGTAATAGGTGAATCCGTAGAAACAGTAAACATTCAAGCTCCAGAACTCTCTATTAAGGTAGAACCAAAAAATTAACCAGAATATATTTAAGTTGCCCGCCTTGGCCTAGAAAAAAAAGATTTTACAATACCACCCCCAAATACGCTCTATGGCCTCTCTGTGCCTCTCTGATAGCACTCTAATATGACTTGCTTGTGATAGTACCTTAGAAAATAACGCCTCTTAAAATCGATTCTTAGCGGAGTAATATTTCTTGACTTTGATATTGACTTAATAGCATATAGATGCTAATATAATATCAAGTTAATAATGGGTATGCACTGTACCCACTTTTAACCCTTATGTATTTTTCTAATTGTCTATCAGGTAACCAAGTTTTAAAATTTGTCTACCAGATGAACACAAAAGGAAAAAGCAGAAACTAGAAAACTTAATTACTTCCTTCCTATGGAAACCAAACAAGGTTTAACCAAGTACATGAACTTGGAACTATGCGAGAATGAAAAGCTAGCATTTGATATTCTATTTTCAAAAATAGATGATGACTTATTAAGAAGTGAAGACGTTAAATTTTGGATGTATATGGGAGCTACTAACTACCTACATCCAGACCATCCAAACGTCTTAGAATTCAAAAATAGGTTAACAAGAAAAACTTATCGTATTAGTTACGATATTTTTGATCTAGCCGAATAGGAGTATTAATTACTCCTTTCCTTCCTTTATTCCTTCCTAAAAAAAACTATGGAACTATTAATTTTAATTGCTGGAGTCTATGCACTTTATCAGGTTGGCTATTCAATAGCCGTACATATTGATTATCAAGAGGTTAACAAAAAATGAAGTCATACTTATTTCTAATAATTGGTACGCTCTTATTTTTTTGGGCTTTTGATAGTTCATTAAAAAAGAGTACTCGAATTCATTGTGAGTCAGGATTAATTCAATCAGCTTGTGAAGCTGTTGAAGCAAGAAACAAATTAATTGAGGAGCTTTAAAAAATGGGATATGCAAACCCCGATTATTATTATCAAAAAATAATAATGGATCAAACCGAACAAATATCTGATTTAAAAAATCAAATTAATCGATTGATCAAAGAAAAAAAACAACTACAAAAGGAGCTATACGGATGACTTCAATCATCGAACCAAAAAATCAAATAGTATCTATAGAGCATATAGATACTAAAGAAGTTCTAGAAATCACTAGATTTCAAATGATCCAATTAATGACAGTATTGTATTCTGATAGAATCATGTTAAGAGGTGGCACTCCTACTCAATTCTTTAACTTACATTTTTCTAATAAACGTAAGACTAAAAAATTTTGGCGTAGACATTTTGCACCATACTTAGCAGATATTTTTCCAGAGAAGATACCAGAGCGAATTCAAGACACATTAGCTCTAATGTCAATAGGTATCAAATAAGAAAATTTTACCCAAGCTTAAAAACTTGGGTATTTTTTTTGCTAAATTTTTTTTCAAAAAAAAAAAAAATTATTTAATAAAAAAAATAATAAATAAAAAAATAAGCTTATAAACTGAATGCAAAATTGAATGCATTTTTTGAATGCAAATTGAATGTTAAAATTGAATGATATTAAATGACAGTTAATGACATAATACGTTAATATTAAATAGTAAACTATTTTTTATTATTAGTAATGAATTATTTAACTTTACTGCCTGCATACGGTAGAGACTACAAAAGTAAAAAAGCTATCATTGAACATTTAAACAATGATAGGGATTTTTTAGAATCCACTAGTTTAAAGCCTATTAATAAACAACAATTTAAAGATTTAAATATTAGTTCTTTTAATGTTCGATATGATCAGCAACGAAAAATAACAAATATTAATATTAAGGATTTAAAAAAATGAATATAAAAACAAATAAAAAAATAATTCATTGTATACATGGATTAATGGCACTTAGTGCAGTTAATAACCCTACTGACTTAAAAATGGTTAAAGATGCATTATTTAGAGCTAAACAAGAGTTAAACGATCATGAAATATTAATTGCATATTATGCATTTGAAGCTCAAAAGGAATATATGGACTTTTTAAAAGAAGAATATAAAAAAATTAATTAAATGTTTCCTTAAGGGATCTATAAACAGTTCCCTTAATGAAAACATTTATGTTTTCTTCCTTCCTATAAAAATTTAAGATTATGCCTGAAATTATTTTCTTGAATGCATCAAATAATAAATCAAAAAAGATTGATTTAAATGCAAAAAAAGAAGACATTCAAAAAACAATGAATGAAACTTTTTTAAACGAAAGTAAGGAGTTAAAAGATAATGAATGATTTATTAAAGTTATCTATTGGCAATGCTAAATTAGATAAAAAAACAATTATTTTTGACATCCCAGCGGGCAAAACTTGCAATAATGGCGCAAAAGATTGCCATTCATGGGTTAATGTTGATAGTAAAGGTAAAAGAACAATTCAAGATGGTAGTAATACTGTTTTTAGATGTTATGCAGCTAGTCAAGAAGCTTTATTCACTAATGTATATCTAAAAAGAAAATATAACTTAGATTTATTATTGAATGAATTAAAACAAGATATGGGTATATATAAATGCAGTGAATTAATTAATAAAAGTATTCAAAAAATAAGAACAAAAAATATAACAAAAGTGAGAATTCATTCTAGTGGTGATTTTTTTAATAGTTGTTATTTAAATAGTTGGTTAAGAGTATGTGAATTAAACCAAGATTTAAAATTTTATTGTTATTCTAAGTCTTTAAATTTATTCGGAACTAATAAAACTTTACCAAGTAATTTTTATTTAACGGCCAGTATGGGTGGTTTACATGATCGATTGATCCATATGGGATTTTTTAAAAGATATGCAATTGTAGTAAATTCAAAAGAAGAGGCAATAACAAAAGGAATAGAGCATAGAAATAAACCTTATTTAATAGATAAAGATGATAGCTCTTGTTTTAAACCTGATCCATTCGCACTTTTAATACATGGAGTACAACCTAAGAAAAAATAATATATATCATTTAATTTTTAAATAATAAAAAAATAAGAAATTAAATAAAAAATCAAAATTATTTTCATTGAATGAATGCTTTGAATGTTTTGAATGCGATAAATGAATTAAATCTTGAATGTCTGAATGAGTTAAGTCTGAATGAATGTGAATGAAGTGCTTGATCCTTGACATGAATGAACTAGTAAACTATTATATGCTATCATATATATTACAAACCAACATCAAAAAACATGAAAATTACAACAGCAAAACAAGGTATTATTTGTGCCTTAGTTATGGCAGTAACTGCACCAGATGAAAAAAGCTCAAAACTTGTTCTAAAAAAAGCTGAAGATCAAATTAAATATTTATCTGATCATTATGGAGAAAAATTAATGAAAGAATGTCAGAAAAAAGCTGAAAAAATATTACAAGGTAGTGAAGAAGAATTTGAAAAATATTTTAAAAATTTTACAACAAATGCTGAATCAGATCCAATCAAGTATTTAGTTTAAAAATGGATATCAAACACAAAGTAAACATATTACTTAATGTCTTACAAGTCTTATGTGAGTTAGCTGAAAGGGATGCTACTTTCTTTTTACCTGAGAAAGGTAATGAGATTAATTATGAAGAATCGGTTAGGTATTTAGTCAGAGAAATACAAATTACAAGTAGGAGAATTGAACAATGAAATATAAACAACAAATAGAGAACATGCCAGTAGACACTTCTTGGTCATATGAGAATGACCGAGAATGGTTTATTAGAGAATGTAGTAATTTAGCTTTTGGTGAAAATACTATAGAGCGTGGTTATTCAATGGAAGAAGTAGTTATGAGACTTAAAAAGTATTCTGACTTTTCATTGAAGTGGGAAGAGCATAGCGGGGAGGAATCTTGTTAAATGAAAACAATTAAATTATCTGATAAAAAGTTTAAATTATTTAAAGAATACTGTGAAGAATGGATTGATAGAAGAATTGAATTAATAGAAGAATGTAGTAATAGAGGAGACTCTTATACACAGGAAAAATTACTTGAACACATAATGTTTGATATTTATGACTCTATAAAGGAGGTTGAATAATGGCAAATATTCACGAGCATAACGACTCTTGTAAGGCTTATATGAGAGAACTTATTAAGAAAGGATTAGATGAAAATAAAGAACCAGAATTAATTAGAAGAGAAGTAATTGCAGAATGTAAAAAAGGTTTTGATGGTGTTGATAATGATACTTTTTATAGATGGTATAAAACTGTTATTAAAGAAGATGATATCAAGAATTGGGAGAAAGATTGTAAGATTGAATTAGATGATAAACTCAATGATAGAAGGGATTTAAAAGAATTAATTTATCAAAGGAATAAAAAAATATATACAGAAAATAAAGATCCAGATGAAGTAAAAAATGCTGAAAGAACATTGCTTACTCACTTTTTAAATAAGATTCAATAATTTACTGGCATTAATTAATTAAGTAAGACCAGTACTTTCCAAATACGAAAATTCGGTAACGAAAATGATTAGCGATCCTTTAAAAAATTCATTTGATGAACAATTCATCAAAGATTTAGGAGAAAATTGCAGTTCTCCATTGATATGGCAAACATCAGCACATATCATTCAAAAATATATTAAAGAGTTAGTACAGCATGAAGTTGATGTTATTACTGATTCTGATTGGTTTGATGAAAAAATTAGAAAAGCTATAGAGGAATCAAATGTCTAAAAAACACAAATACTATCGAGTTACTGCTAACTCAATGACCAGTTATGAGTATTACATTAAAGTACCTGATACCATAACTGAACAAGATATATGGGATCAACGTGGAGATTATGTTTTAGATGGTGCTAACTTTAGTGCTATAGATAATGGTTGGGGAGGTGTAGGAGATTGGGAATATGATGAAGTTATAGAAGTAGATGAAGATGAAGCTAAGGAAGAAGGATTTGATGAGTGGGATAAGGAGGCATTTAAAAAATGACTGATTCATTTTTAAGAGATCACCAACCAGCTATAGATCATATGCATGAAGAAAATGCGATCAATGATCTACGCAATGCAGGAATATATCCTGAGATAGAAGAAGCAGAGATCGATGAGGATTATGAAGATTATGAGTAACTTACAAAATACTGAACTTCTTGAAAGTTTAATTGAAAAATGGGAAATAGTTCCTTGCACTAATGGAGTTGGTGTATATGAATTGTCTTTTGAAGAAGAGTTAACACATGAAACATTTGATACTATTTGTGAAGCAGAAAAAGCAATAGATATTTATGTAAAAAAACAATTTGAGGATTTAGCACAATAAGATTATTTTTCTTTAGTTTTTTTAAGAAATTCATGTATTGCTTCTCTAATTAAAAAACCTACAGACATACCAGATCTGCAAAGCTTTTTTAACTCTTCATATTCTTGCGGATCAACACTGATACTGATTCTTTTTAGGTTGGTAGCTGACATAATGAATGGCAATTTTATATTAATATACTATCAGTGTAATACTAATGCAACAGTGAATGCAAAAATCCAGGGTTTCTGTACACTTGAAAGAAAAAGAAAAGAAAGAAAAAGAACCAAAAAGAAATAAAAGAAAAAGAATATATAAAGGTTATTAATATACTTATAAACGTAGTTATATATCTTTAATAATATATATATATATATATATATTAGAAAGGATAAGGAGAAAAGTTTTTTAGAAGGCAGAAATATTCCCCTTGACATATAAGCAAATAACATCTAATGTCAGTAAAGTATACCAAACCATTATGAATGCAGAAAAGAAAGAAGTGAAGGTTGCTGTATTTCTTACACAGGAGATGGCTGCCTTCATCGATAGAACCAGACCATATGAGATTACAAGGGCAGGTTTTATGCGTGGACTTGTTTATGAAAAGATGAACAGAATGAATGCAAGAAAGCAGAGTTCACCATCTAATGATCCATTTGACGCTTCAATCATTACAGCAAATTTAATTCCTAATGATTTAAAAGAATATGCTGAACTTTTTATTGAATGGTGGCCTATAAGAAAACAAAAAGGAGGAGTCAACTCTACAAAGGTCGCTAACCGACTCTTTGATACTCTCAGGTCATTTCCATCACAGGATAGAAAACAAGCTCTTGAGAAGGCAATAACGGCTGGCTGGAAGGATATATATCCACTTAAGAAGGGTTATAAACCAGAAGAACTAAAAAATAACCATCCACAATCAAGAGTTTATACAGCAGACAGGGGGTTTATTGATTGATGGAACGAATGTTTGACAACATATCTCTTATGCGTACTCTTAAGGATGGCATCGAAAAGGGATATTGGACTATGGAACAGTTAGATACACCACCTCCTGGGTGGAGAGATTGTGTCACTGACTGCGAAGGTAACCCTGCATTCCCTCAAGGTTATCAAGGTATTCAATACAAAAACCTTGCAAGACAATCTCCACTACCAACAAAAGAGAAAGTAGAAGTTATAGATCCCAAAGACCTTCCAACCAAAAAACAAAAATGAAAACCTTCCAATTATTAAAACCACTTCCAGTCATCAGATCAGAAGAACATCATGTCTATTACTGCAAAGCTACGAAGCAATATATGGCTTGGTCAACAACTGAAGTATGTTCCGAACTAACAGAAGAAGACAAGGAAAGTATTGAATTTCATCGTGCTGAATGGCAACCCAGAGGTGAAAAGATACATGAATGCCTACAGGAATTCATGCTAGGCAGTGATGACATAGATATGGGTAACTATTCTGATTGGGTCATACCTTTGTTAGACCATGAACTGTTTAAGAATTTTGAACCGATGGCCGTTGAATATATGATGACCTTGCCTGACAAAAAAGTTGGAGGTCAGCTTGATCTTTTAGGGTATGACACCAAGACGAGACAGATAAGATTGATTGACCTTAAAAGCAAAAAGAACACTAATCATGGATTTTATAAACGTGAACGTGATGGTCTGAAATATATAAATCACTTAGAAAAATATTGGAAAGAACCATACTCAACTGATAAACAGCTTGGATGTTATGTAGAGATGTTGAAGGTTAACAAAGATATAGTTCCTGATGTCTGTAATACGATATGGGCTTATCCTGATGTTTGTATCTTTGGTTCTGATCAACCAGTAAAAAGATGTACCGATGCTTGGAATAAAGCATGGGAAAAGTTTCAATCAAAACGGGAACAGTTTTAATGACAACAAATGAAAAGATTCAAGCAGCGATGAAACGTATCGCTGAACTGAAACTATTAATTAAATACTGGAGTAAAGATGAGATATAACCTTAATGTTTCTGGCAGAGAATATAAACTAATAAGAGCTTCTCTTGTTAACTTTCAGAGGAGTTTAACTGTATCAGAATTTGATGAAGACTTTGGAAATTTAATTGATGAATTAGATGAATGTTATCTAAAAATAACTAAACAACAAAAGGAACAATTAAAGATAAAAATCAAAACAAAATGGCTAAGGAAATGAATCAATTTGAACAGGAAATTAAACGCAGAATAAAACATTATTATGATCAATTAGCAGCTTTGGAAAATGCATATTACAACCATGAAATAGAATCAAAAGAATATATTATTGAGTACGAAAAAATTAAAGGCAAAATTGAGTTATTAAAAGGATGACTAACCCACAAAAACGCAAAGGTGATAAAGCAGAACATGAAGCAGCAAGATTGCTTACAGATGTTACTGGTTTTAAATGTCAAAGGAATTTGTCAGCAGGAATACCTGGAGATGTTGGAGATATATATGGGATACCAAACTGCGTGATACAGGTTTGTGATTGGGCTGACAAAAATAAAGCTTGCCTTGTCAAACCCAGAGAAGTAGAAACACAACGTGAAAACGCAGGTGTGGATTTCGTTGCCAGTATGGTAAGGTTTCGTGGAGGAAAGTGGAGAGTTGTACTTACACCAGAACAATTCAACACATTATTACAAGCAGCATTGCAATAAATCTAATATCAGTGTAATATTAAATCAAAGTATACTATTACTAATTTATGCCCGACAAAAAACCAAGCACACTTGCCGAAGCTCTTACTGCTTTCCAGAAACAGCATCATGCTGCTGGTAGAGATGGTAAAAATCCTTTTTACAAAAGTAATTACACCACTCTTGGACAAGCATTACTTGCTGTACAACCAGCGACAGAATATGGCTTATGTCATATTCAACCACTTAAATATGTTTTAACTCCAGAAGGTGAAGTCATCACTATCATCGTCACAAAGTTAATTCATGTTTCTGGACAGGAAGAAATCAGTGAGTATCCAGTGCCAAAAGTTACTAAAAATGTAACCAACGAACATCAGGAGGTAGGTAAGGCTATCACTTATGCCAGAAGATATTCTCTCTTGGCAATGTATGGACTAGCTGGAGAAGATGACGATGCTCAGTCTCTTACCAAAGCACCACCAGCAAAAAAAGGTGTAACTGAAACACCAACAAAACCTAAACAGAAAGCTAAACCTGTTTCTACTTTGCAAGCTTTACCAGAACCTATTTCAAAGCAAGCTAAAGAAAACATCTTTAATAAGCTTCAACAACTAAAGCTCAATCATCCTGATGAAGTATTTCAAAAAGTACTAAATGATTTTAAGCAAGAGTTTGGAATTAGGAAGGAAGAAAAAGTTACTGGTTACATTACAACTGCTGCACATGGTGAGTTTTTAAGTCATGCTATTGCAAAGATAGATGAAACCTTATGACCACAGAAGAAGCAGAAATCTCTGGACTTGCAATCATGCAACAACTTGAACAGAGAAGAGCAGAGCGTAAAAAAGATTGGAACAGAAACGTATTCAGTTTGCGTACCAATGACGCTATAGCTTCTTCAATCAAGGAATATTGTCAGATGAACAATGTTTCTCCAAATCAATTTTTTAACAATTTACTAAAATCTTATTTCGATGGCTGAATTTAATCTCGCTTTCCCAAAGCTAATCAAATGGGCAATAAATCAGAATCAGTATGCTGAATCTGAAAAAGACGCAATGGCAGGTTATGTTGATATTCCTGTGATAGATATACAACCTTTGATACAACATTTACAAGCACTTGAACAGGATGGTTCTAAACATGAAAGCAGACCTGTATGGAATTTTGACAAGAAAGAAAACGAACAACTTCCTACTGTGCGTCTGAAATTTAAAGGACGTATAGGTAAAGATGGTACTGGTGGATTCGGTAACTTTAATCCGCAAAAAATCAATGTTCAACCTGTAAACGAAGAAATACCTTTCTAAAAGGTGAGGCAATGGTTTAAGCTTGGTTTTCCATGTAAGTCCTCAATTCATTATGCAATCAAAACCAAGTAAATATTTTGTTGAAGATCCCAACCTAAAGGTTAGATTTAAAATAATTAATGGTGTACGTTATTGGCTTACACTTCCTCCCGCTAACTACGAAAGATGAAAAGAGATGAAACTTCTTCTGGTAAAAAACTTGATAAATTAAAAGAAATTAGAAGAAGAAATTTAGTAAGATTACTTCTTGATATTGAACTTAAAGGTGTAGAACATAGAGTTCATATTACAAGCGATTCAAGAGCAGACCTAACAGTGCATGATGGAGATTGGATCACTGATCATATCAGGACTGCAATTGTAAAACATAACTATGAAATAAACAAAATACCAAAACTACAAGTAAAAGACTTTACAATCAAAGAAATTAAAGAGTATGAAAACTCAATCGAATAAAAAAACAGTAGGACAAAAATTTAAAATAAATCAAACTGTCAAGAGAAACCACACAGTTGGATATTCAGCTAGTAAATACTCACAATATACTGGTAAAATTCAAGAAGCTTTTACAAGAAAAAATAAATTAGGTGTTTCTCAGTATTATTACAAAGTCTTTTGGGAGGATGGAAGATCATCTGAACATGCTCAACATAGCCTTAAGTCTGTCTCGTAAAGTTTTTTTAGTTTTATATTTTTTCTTTCTAAGTCTTTCTTTTTTCATTTCTCTCATAACATGAAGAGCTTCAAGCTCTGCAATACGGCCTAACATACCTGCTAAAAATACGTCTTGCTTCATTTGATATCTAATCAAATGTATGCAATATTTTTTTACTTCATCGAAGTTATCACTTTTCATAATTTCTCTGCATCTCATTTCAACAGAAAGTTCTAATTCTGGAGGTGGAGTTTCAAGATTTATCTCGAAAAAGCTATCTTGAGTCATTTGACTGGGAATAATTTTTCTTCAATCATCTTTACTATTGCATCGTCTATGTCATTGTCAGTTTTGTTAACTGCATCTTTAAGCATCATTAAAACTGCTTTGCGTAAGGACT